CTGAAGTCAACGGCGTGCGGCTGAATGTGAACGGCCAGATCTATCGCGCCGGCATGGTCCGGGACTACCGCGATGCTCAGCGCATTTACGACTTCATGGTCACACGTGCCGTTGAGCAGGTGGACATGGTGTCGAAAGACCCGCTCTGGGTGCCCGATGCCAATGCTCAATACGGCGAGGACTATCGCCAGATCAACCGCAAGAACTTCTCGCACGTTTACTACAAAGCTTTCGACGAGCAGGGCCGCCCACTGCAGCCTCCGCAACGCGCCGGCCGCGAAGCTCCGATCGAGGCGATGTCGAAGATCATCCAGCAAGCCGACTACGACATGAAGGCCGTGATCGGAATCTACGGCCCATCGCTCGGCGAAGAGTCGGGCCATGCGCAAGAGTCGGGCTTTGCCATCATGACGCGGCAACAGCAATCGGACACAGGCGCCGTCTCCTGGCACGACAACCTGAACCGAGCCATCATGTGGCAGGGCAAGATCCTGCTCGATCTCTGGCCCAAGCTGATCAACTCCGCCCGCGTGCAACGCATCGTCAATCCCGACGACAGCGTGAAGCACGGCGTCGTCTTTAACTCGCAGAACTCCGATCCAAAGGAAGCCGAGGCCTTACTGAATGCTCAGATGGGCATGAAGAAGGCCTACGACGTGGGTGCCGGCATCTACGACCTCACGCTCTCGACCGGCCCGATGTACAAGGCTGCACGCCAGGAAGGCTTTAAGGCCATGACGGCCGTCATCGCACAGAATCCTGAAATGTTGCCGATGGTTGGCGACATCTGGGCGAAGAATGCAGATTTCCCCGATGCCGATGTTCTCGCGGAGCGCTTCAAGAAGATGCTGCCCCCGAACCTGCAGGATGGTGATGCCGGCGATGCGCAAGCGAAGTTGCTGCAAGCGCAATCGCAACTGCAACAGCTCAGCCAGCAGCACGACATCATGGTGCAGGAACTCACGCGCGCCTCGGACACGATCCGCACGAAGCGCCTCGATCTGGAATCGCGCGAACGCATCGCGCTCGTGAACAGCCAGACGCAATTGCTGCTGCAGCAGATGAAAGATCACTCGGAGGGCGCACAGGCCCACCTGCAGGCCCAGCTGGATGCCATCTCGATGCGGCTACAGGCACTTCACCAGTCGATGAGTATCGATCAGGAAGCCGGCGCCGCTCCCGACACTCCCGAACTGCCTAACCAGGTCGAGCCGCACGTGCAACCCATCACGCCGGCGGCGCCGACGCCAAGGCCTCAACCGATCGGAGTCACGCAATGAGACGTTTGTTAACAAAGGCGTTTCTCGCCCTACTTCTGAGCGTGCCGGCCATCGCGCAGCAAGGCCTGGTCACTGGCACGCTTTACTCCTCTGCATCGACGTGCCAGACCACGAACCCCGGCACATCCTGCCTCTTTCTGCCGATATCCACTTCGTACCCATCTCCGGTCAGCACGGTTGCGATCGGCGTCACTGGAACCTTCGCGGCGACGCTGCAATTTGAGGTATCGCCGGATGGGGGGACGACTTGGGTGAGCGTTTCCGCAACTCCATCGAGCGGCGGATCGACCGTGACTTCGACGACAGCCACCGGTGTGTGGACGGCGAACGTTGCTGGCTACACATTCATCCGAGTGCGCTGCTCGGCTTATACCTCGGGGGTGGCATCAGTCAGCCTAAACCCTAGCAGTGCCGTCACTGCAAGCTCGAGTGGCGGCGGAACAACTATTCCCCTTACGAATCCGGGCGTCGTCGGTGTGATCGGCGGAGCTGTCGTCGTTAGCGGAAATCCCAACTTCAAATTCACTTCCGGAACTCAGACGGCAACGATCGCCGCGACGAACCTCTGCGCGGCGGCCAACTGCCCGGCAGGGCTCTACAACATCGACGTCTATTACTACGAAACCGGCGGCGTGGGTTGCACCGCGGTGGGCACGGGGAAACTCACCCCCACACTCAGCTGGACGGATGACAGCGGCGCCAAATCTGGAAACCCGGCCGTCACCTTCGCCGGTGCAGTCTTAACATTCACCACTGGCGGAACGGGTGCAAACGGTTTCCATGCCACGATTTTTACCAGCGGCGCCCAGCCGATTCAATTCACCGGAACCGTCACTGCTTGCACGACGCCCGGAAGCTGGACCGGCTTCAACGTGAAAGCCGTGGTCACCCCAATCGGAGCCGGAACGTAGGAGTCACGCAATGAAAACTATTCAGGCTTTTGCCCTTTGTCTCGTGCTCGCTCTCGCGGGTTCAACGCTCATCATGCACGGCCAGGGCGTGCCCTCGTCGAATGGAAATTACGTCTACATCGCCAGTGCAACGACGACGACGGTGAAACCGATCAATGGCTATCTGCACACGGTCACGATCAATGGTGGCACCGCGGGCGTCGTCACGCTTTACGACGTCACCGGCAGCGGCTGCACTGGCACGCCTGGCTCCGGAAAGTTCGCAACGATTGAGACGATCGGCGCCACTAACCCGGTCACGCTCACGTATGACCTAGCAACGAAGAACGGGATCTGCGTCGTTACCGCCGCAGCCACCGATCTCACCGTCGGCTTCAACTAAACCACAGACGATCCACACACCCAAACCAGGAGGAAGTGATGACGCCATCAGGAATCATTATGCAGTCGAGTTCGGTCGGAGCCACCAAGGAAGCGATCGAAGCCGTGCTCACGAAAAACGGCTACGAGACCGAAAAACCAGAACCCGTCGAAGCAGTCGAACCGAAGCGCGACGATTTCGAAACTGACGAAGCCTTCGAACAGGCGCAGGAACAATTCGAAACCCAGCAGGAAGAGCAGCAAGAGCCCGAGGAGCACAAAGAGCCCGCGAAGAAACCCACTCGCAAGCAACGCGCGATCGACAAAGCCACGCGCGACCTTCGCGATCAGAACCGCCGACTCGAGGAGCGCCTCGCGGCCCTCGAGGGCAAAAAGCCCGCGGCCGAGGTTGAAGCGCGGATCCAGATCCCCGATCGCGCGAAGTTCAAGTCAGACGCCGATTACGAGGAAGCGATGTTTGACTATCGCTACCAGGTGCGGCGCGCCAAGGAACTCCAGCAGCAGACGCAGAACGCGACTGCGGCGCAGCTGAAAGAGAACCTGGAGAACTACCAGTCGGCCGTCGCCGATTTCAAAGACGAGCACGACGACTGGGACGACGTTGTGAACCAAGCAATTCCGATCCACGAAAGTGTTTACCTGGCGGTGATGGAGCTGGAGAACGGACCCGATGTTACCTACTATCTCGGGAAACACCCAGACTACGCCCGCCGGCTTGCGGAAATGAGCCCACTCTCCGCTGCCATGGAAGTCGGTCGCCTCTCCTCGAGGCTGAAGACTGGTGCGCCCGATCCGAGCGCGGCTGGCAACGGAGCCACACGAAAACCCAAGACGCGTCTCCCGGAACCGGTCAAGCCGGTGAGCACCGCGGCTACTTCCTCCACTCTGACGTCGGCTGAAGCCGCAAAGAAGCGCGACTATCGCGCCTTCAAAGCGGCACAGCGCGCACGCAGGTGAAAACAGGAGAATTCCTTTGTCTAACATGGTCCTCACCAACCAGGAGATCAGCTTCAAGAACCTGATGGTCCTTGAAAACTCGATCTCTTTCACAAAGAAAGTCGTCCGTCGTTACGACGACAAGTTCGGCCGCGCCGGCGCGAAGATCGGGTACATCCTCAACATTCGCAAGCCCGCGCGTTCCGTTTCCACCGCCGGTCAAGGCATCCAACTCCAGGACTACATCGAGCGCTCGACTCCCTTGGTCCTCAACAAGCAGTATCAGCAGGCGTGCGCTTTCACTTCGAGCGATCTCGCACTCTCTCTCGACGACTTCACGAATCGCGTGACCAAGCCGAAGATCGTGCAGCTCGCCAACGACATCGACTACGACGGCCTGCAGCAGTTCGTAAACGTGCCGGCAGAGGTTGGGACGCCTGGAACGGTCCCCAACACCCCGGACACTTATCTGAACGCTCTGCAAGTTCTCGCCGATGAAGGCTTCCCCGTCGACGACGAGGAAGGCCTCTCTCTGCACATCTCGCCTCGCATGCAGCGCGCGATCTTCCCCGCACTGCAAGGCCTGGTTGCAACCGGATCCGGCACTTCCACATTCGCTTTCTTGCGCAACCTGGCAAAGGGCGAAGGCGGTGAAGCGGACTACTTCAAAGGGCTGGTGGCGAAAGGCCTCGGCTTTGATTGGTTCATGACGCAGAACGCTCCCACGTTCACCACCGGAACGCAGGGCGGATCTCCTACCGTGAACGGCGCTGGCCAGACGGGCAGCTCGATCGCGACGCAAGGCTGGTCGAACAGCATCACCAACCTGCTCGTCGCGGGCGACATCATCTTCTTCGCCGGCGTCCACCGCATCAACCCGCTCACTCGTCAGTCCACTGGCGATCTGCGGCCATTTGTGGTGACTGCCAACGTGAACTCGAACGGATCCGGCCAGGCAACGATTCCAATCGCTTGCGTGGACGGTGACGGCATCACGCTCGCCGGTCCTTACCAGACCGTGGACATCTCGCCCGCAAACAGCGCAGCGATCACCGTCCAGGGCGCGACTGCAGTGCAGAGCTATCGCGGCGTCGCGTTCCATCCGGAGGCGTTCTGCTTCGGCTGTGCGGATCTCGAAATGTACGACAACCAACACATCATGGAAATG